ACCGCTGCTGAATCAATTAAATTATAAACCTCATTAGAATCTGCCGGGTCATCAGTTATAACACTGGTTAACGCGTAGGTTTTGAAAACATCGTAATTAAACTGGAAAGGATTTGTTTCAACTGGGTTTGGCGAATACATTATAGTGCTACGTGCGGCACGGTAATATTTTCGTGCCACCATCATTGCGGTATCGCTATATCTACCACCTGCATATACAAAAGTGCTAATATCCATGCCGTGAGCAATTAAAGTATCACGGCTGGCTTTCATTACATACTCTAATTCTGCTTCTGTCAAAGTATCACAACGTGCTGCATCAATCCCATGTGAACATATTTCCCAGCCATCATCTTGTAAGGCTTGGATTTCAGCCCAATCCATACAACCGGGATCACCTATTTTGATCTGAATTATATTTGAAGTTGCAACAGCATTTTTTGCAGCAAATAAAGGTTTCATAATCGTATAATCAGTCATAAACCCATCGTCAAAAGAGAATGTAATTAATCCCTGATTTCTTTTATCTGAGACGTAAACATCTTTAATTTTATCAGTTGGCAATGTAGGGTAAATTACCCCGCTGCCTTGTGTCCACGGCCCGCCGCCACTGACTGCTAAAGTATCCGCTAATGTTGCAGGTGTTAAGTATTCGATTTTACCGTACTGATTAACGTGCAGCAACCTCCCTACCTTTGTCGCTACATCTGGGATTCCGCTAAAATAGGTTGAATCTTTAGTCAATATCACCTTCCCGGCGTTGTTGTTCTGAATGTCGGAGCCGGTAAGAGTCCAGTAGTTAGTACCAGTAATAACAATAGTGTCCAAAGTTGAACCTAAAGTATAAAATAAAGTATCGCCGTTCATCCGTGCAACTCCGATAGTATCGCCCTGATAAATAATCCAGTTACGCACATTGATTTCCGTAAAATCTGCCTCTTGACTTCTTACGTTGACAAATGTCAATAATAAAATGATAAAAATCAATAACTTTTTCATTGTCTATTTTTGATTAAAAGTACATAAATATTCGCAGTTGCCCCCGATCCGGTGACTTCGCAGTATAAAGTATTATCACCGGCAAAGGATATTTCAGTGTTTAAAGTTTTAACCTTTAAAGGAGTCCCTGAACTCAAGGCTAAAGAGGCCATTATATCAGTACCCCCGGCTGTTTTACCCGCCGTTACAACCGGGCTTCCAGCCGTCCGGTAACCTGTAATTGTCGCTATCATATAGCCTTCAGGCACCGTAAATGATACCTGCCCGCTTGCATTTTCTTCCTGTAAAACCATCGTTTCAGTGTTTAAAATTGAGTCACAATCATATCCAACATCATGAGTATTTAAACCAATTACGTTTCTTTGAGTCAAATTTACGGAAAATATTCCGTTCAAATCAAATTCCGGCGTACCTTCAGCAACAAATTCAACGTCATTAATCCAAAGTTTGTCATGCTGACAAGCTGTGAAAAGCATTTCAGCTAAATACCTAGGGATCGGTTCCGTTTTGAAAGTCAATATCCTTTTAACCTCCGCTTTTATTTTCGTGATCTCGTTTTGATTATCGAAAACAGAACTTTCACCGCCCGGTTTATACTCCCTCATATCCGCTTCAACATAGATAGTATGAGCAATCCCAGTTGAATAATCCACCTCAAAAGCGTTTTCAAGGTTGAAGAAATCAGCCTTCATTAATTGAGAATCTTCTTCAACAAGTTCGATCATTTCTGACATCCAAGATTCTTCAATACTTTCCTCTTCTAAAGTGACCATTAAGAAACGGACATTTGTACTGCTGAAGGTTGAAAAGTCTATTTCGATCTCGTAATAATCATAAACCGGCCCGGAAATCATAAGCGTTTCACCTGTCATTGACTGCCAGCTGCCGCCGTCACCTTCTGAGTAACTCATTTCAACCGTTTGCCCTGTTAAAACTTTGGCCTGAATCGTGACCGTTTGTGAGGTTAAAAACTTCTGACAGTAGGGTAATAATCTGGCACCCTGAAAACTTTCATCTTCGTGAAAGGTATTATCAAATGAAGGCAAAGCACCGCTAATTACCTCCCTGAACTTTATCGAACTCGCTACACTGATCATTCTATCGGATTTATTACGTTCAAATTTGCCCTTAATAACTTTAGTTCTGCTTTATTCTCTTTATTCCCTATCACTAAATCAATGATCCATCCGTATTTTGTACTGCTCAATTTTATTAACCCTTTCGGATTGGCTAAAATACTACTTAAATCTGAATATTTCATTTCACATTCCAGTGTGTATATTTCAGGAAGGAAGAAAGGTTCTTGTAAGTCGTTAACAAGCACATCAGCATTTTCAACAATCGGAGCCGTTTCGGCAGTTCTCTGAGTTGCTAAAGTGGTGTTCTTATCCCCGGCCTGCCAACGTATGTATTTCCCTAAATCTTTCTGTAATCCGGCCCTGATAATAGCCCCGTTACGGATTAGGTTTCTTTTTGGAGTCAGATCCAGATTAAGAGAGTTTTCAGCATCCGCCCCGCCGGTTACTAAGGTGAAATCTTCATTTGTCCGGGCCTGAAATCCGGTTAACGGTGATGTTCTTCTGATCGAATCAATAACAAAAATATCTTCATCCCCTTTTACATCGGTATCAGAATAGGTGTTTTTTCTTAATAACATCATGCCTTGAGTATCTGCACGAAACTTTGAAATCAAATCCAGCCCGTTGTCAACTACTGAAATTACGGTTGAAAAATCTGATTTGGTGTTATATTCAGCCAGCCCGCCGGCGGTTAGATATTCAAATGTATTATACCCTACTGATATTTTTGCAAAGTGTTTATCCGGTAGCACCTCTTTTCCTATTGCATCTTCCCTGATCCTGTCTGATAGGTCTGCAACAACATCTTCTGTAAAGAAATAAGCCAAAGGTTCAACCACAACCCTGTCAACTCCTTTAATATTCTCAATACCCATACCAAGCTGAAAGATAGATGTAAGGCTTTGGAATGCATCCTTAAAACTGAATGCAATCGTATCGTTAAAGTTCTCTGAATTTCTGATATGTAAGCCTTTCGATATATGGCCTAATTGCCCATCGGTAGGGAATTGGTGTATTTCCGAATCTGTTCTTCCAAAGAATTCCGAATAAAAACAGTCCCAGGAATCAGTAATTAACTGGCACATTCTTAACAGGGCTTCGAAATATGGATAAGCGATTATTTGCCCGCCGGGTACATCAACCTGATTTTCAGATATGGTTACCTGAACTGAATTATAGACCGTTTCACCCGAATGGTCTAAAGTGGCCCTAAGGTCGAAGTCCTGACCTGTTAACACGGTGAAATCTTCCGAGATGTTGAAGTCAAAAACTAACAGGTTCACAAACGACCCTGATACAGTCCCTATAACAGCATCTTCCACACCGTTAATAAATAACCTTATTCTAAATGTTACGTGCGGGATAATGCTTGAAAAATTGATCTGGCCGGTTAATCTTCCGGTCATGTGTAAAGTACGATCTGCAAGGGAATTAATATACATCCCGCCATCGTCCGCAATAACCTCCGTGCAATCCTGATGCTGTGTTTCTGTAAACTCTGAAATACCTTCCCACAAAGGGACGTAATGATTATCCAACGTGGAGGTCATCTGTAAGCGGTTACCCCATGCTGCATTAGCCTGCACATCGTAATCAGGTAGGGTTAATTGCGGTGCTTCTTCTGAAAATGCCGGTATTTCAAATCCTTCTATACTGATCCTTTCACGAATGTTGACTTTTGTCGCTTCACGGTTTTTTACCTTTTCCGCTAATTGCGTATCAACGACCTGACAGGTTACGCCCGTTTCGCTTATTTTGTACGTGGAAAGATCCAGCTTCCCGGTGAAATAGGAATCATAAATCTGAGTGGTATCGTTCAACCTGACAACGGTAAACATGATTTTAGCGTTGACCCCTTGCAGTTCGTAAACATCACGTATATAATCCCGTGCATCCTTTACAAATGTCAACTGATTGAATGAAATCGTACGGAATAATCCGTGATAAGTGGTGTTTCTGTGAAGTTCAAACTTACTTTCCTGCCAGCCATCCGGCGAAAAGCGCAGCAATAAGTTTCCCTTACTGCTGTTTTGCAGGTAGAACTTAAATCTTTTCTGACCTTTAGATTCAGCCTTTAGCATTAAATCGCTTTGTCTGCTCATAGTTTCCGATCTAAATATGTCCTAAATCCAGGCCGTTCGCTGATCCTGTTACCTTTTCTGTCAATGTGTAAAACGGGTTTATTCTTTACCGTTTCAATAAGTTGTAAGTTGTCGGCGTGCATCTGATCCAACAATTTCCTACTGTAATAATCATCCGCACCCTTTGCCGCTGCCATCAGTCTTTTAGTGTCCTGATTGCTTAATATACGTTCGCCCCCTTTGAGGTTCATCAGGGTTGCCTGGCCCGGGGACATCATTACACCGTCTTTACCGAAGATCAATTCCTGACCACGTTCGCCAATCCATGCCAGCCCCTTAGGTGCCTTTTTGGTTCCCTTTGCAAATTGCGGGATTGGTTGTGAAGCAATTACCCCGATCTGAACGGCTCCCAGGGCTGCATTTAAAGCTGCAAAGATATAACCTAAAGGCGGGCCGTATGCCAAACCTGATAAAACGGCCTGAGCAGTTTTGATAATAGCGGCAAATAAAGCGGAAGCCTTATCCTGTTTAGCTTGTTTTGCCTTTAATTTGCTTGCTTCTTTATCGTATTTCTTTTCAATTTCGGCCTTCTTTTCGGCGTTATCCCCGGCCATTTGCAATTCGTAAGCCTTCGCCTGCTCCATTTTCTGAACTTCGGTATCAATCAGAAATTGGTTGAAGTCTAAAAGGGTTTGGCCTATTGCTGAAACTTGCTGCGTGTATTCTTGTGCGATTTGTAGCCTGTCTTCTTTTTGCTTCTGTAACCTTTCGTATTCCCTTGCTGCACTATCAATGTCGGCCTGCTCTCTCATTGCAATGCCTTCAATGTGTGCATCTGTAACAACCTGTTCAACCTGAATAGCGGTCATTTGTGCCAAAGGTGCCTGCCTTGCCGCTGCAACTGCATCCATTTCAGCCTTTTTCTTATTGGCTTCTTCGGCTGCTTTTACGGCCCTGTCTGCAATCTCTTTATCAAAAGCGGTTTTCTTTCCAAATGCCTTAGCTGTTCCCTCCAGATATTCACTTTCCGCATTGGTTAAATTGGCGTATGCCTGTTCCAAGGCTCCGACATTTTCCACGTTGGTATTCCAAAATGCTTTATAAACCGGGTCGTTATCTTTTAAGTTTTCAGCAGCAGATGTCGACATTTCAACAAAAGCCTTAATCTGATCAATCGTTAAATCTGAGGCCGTTTGACTTTGAGCAACTCTGACAAGTTCTGCACGGTAAATTTCAGCGGCGTTCTTCTGTTTAAAGGTTGCTAACTGTTCTTCTATTGCTATTGTCCTTATCAATGCATCCCGCCGCTCTTCGTCTGTCTTAGTGGCATCTTTATAAACCCGTGTTAATTCGGCTTGTTCTTTCTTTAATTGCGCCTCTTCTGAAATGAATAAACTGGTACGTTCTGAAATCGTATCCATTGTTTTAGCATAATTTGAAGCCGCTGAAGCCGTTGAAAGTATCTCATCCCTTACGCCGGAAAATGAATCTTTCAGTTTCATATTACCTGTTAGGACATTTCCTATCCTGTCAGTTATGACTTTCCATGAAGCGGATAACATCGAAGTCCCTTGTTCCAAAAGGTCTGCACCCTCGTCCGTTGACTTGAAAGATTCATATAAGAGTTTCAACCCTGCAACCAAAGCCGCAATAGTTGCCACGATAGGATTAGCAACCAAAGCCCATAATTGTTTACCAAATGCCATAGCAGACCCGGCGGCCCTACCCATCGGGCCGGGAATACCTTCCAAAGCTGATTTATAATTACCAATATTCATCCGCTGTTTTGAGGCCGCATCGGTGTTTGCCCTGATCTTTTCGGTGTTCTCGTTTATCCTTTTGTTGTATTCCTGGGCCGCTTTTGCGCCGTCTTTTGTCGTTATGTCGAGTTTATTCCGGGCCGCTGTAAGGGCTAATATCTGTTTTTGGAGGTCGTACATTGTCTTCGCCTCCTTATCCATGATTTCCCTTTGTTCGGCTTCTTTATTATTCTGACGGGTTAATTGATCTTCAGCTTTTTTCCTTTGTCTGTCAAGGTCTGCCAGTGTTTTGGTCTGCTCTTTAGTCAGCTTTTCCGCTTCTTTTTGCGTATCGTTTAGCATCTTAGTCTTTTCCGCTAAACTGGACTGGCTTTTATTAATCGCTGTTATAGCAGAATCCAGCACCTGAGCCGCTTGCGCCGCCTTAAGTAACCCGTCTATTGCTGACTGACTGATTATTTCATTTATATCACTCATTACTTCTGCTTTAATTTTTCGTATTCTTTAGCCCTTAAAACCGCTAAATCGTATTGCTTCTTAAACTCGAATAGCTTCATATCCCTGGGTAATGTCCGGTCTAAAATCATTTCGGTATTCGCTATGACCTGCTCGAATGACATCTTACTATGTTCAGTTACCCGTTGAACCGGGGTACTTGCTTCTGCTAATTTAGACTTTAGCCTTTCGATCTCTTTAATAATTGCCTTCAAATCCTGACTACCCTGGTAAGGCCTACCCATGACATCAGCGTATATCTTCCGAAATTCAGGTAATTCTCTATTTAAAATCAACTCTAAAGCTAAACCCTGGTACATCGGAAATAGGATATTATTAACTTTTAAGATAATTTTGAAGCGGTAAATATCTTCTGTGAGCAAGTTTGCAACCTCATTCTTATTAAACAGTTCTGAAAATTCAATCATAAACCGCTCGTAATGCCTGCGAAGTAGCACACCCGGCGCCCACCTTTTCAGCTTTAAAATAGAAAGGTCGTCCGTTTCAAACAGGATTGAAACTTCTCTTATTGTAAGGTCATATTTTGATTTGAGTAATTTCATCCCTTTATCCCTGTAGCTTCTTTGAATAATCTTCCTAACGTCCTTGTATTAATTTCCTTTGCCCGTTCCCTGTTTTCCGGCGCAATACCCCAAATAGGGCCGTATCTATCTGTCAAATCAAGTGCTTTGTCATCCGTTGAGTAGATAAAATATTGCCTGTCTTCAATCTCCATAGCCATGCCCTTATGAAAATCACCCGTTAATTTTAAGTCAGGAATCCGAAACGGTGACCGACTTCCAATGTTCTTTTTATAATTAGCGTAAGACAATGAACGGTAATAACCTATACTTTGACCTTCAGCGTTTTTACCGACTTCCATTTGTTCCCGGTTGATCTGTACCATTGCTTTTTCATTCAACAGAATAGCCTGCATGACCAACTGATCCACGTCTAAAGTCTGTAATTTATCGTTCAATTCTCTTACTGTCATTATTTTCGGTATTCGCCGCCAAAGTCATTATTTGGTTTAAAATATTTGGCAATATTATCCATTGCTTTTGCAAGTCGTTCAGCAGCGTCTGCAGCTTCTTGTAAACTTTTTATTGCTTCACTCGATATAATTTCTATTTCTTTCATATTATTATTGATTAATATAACAAAAAAGGGAGGCTAATTGCCTCCCTCCTTCCCTCCCTTTTTGAGTTTATCATTTTTGGGAGAGGGTTTCTCAACCCCCTCCGGCGGGAAAAAGTCATCATAGCATTCAGGATAGTTATCCTTTAGCCATTTCTTCTTCCAGCTTTCCGGCACATTAAGCCCAAATGAGATTATAGGTTTCATGCCTGTATCCTTAACTTGTTACTGATATAAGCAAACGGACCGGCTCCTGTGGTCGCTGAATCCCTGGCCTGTACAACAACATGGTCGCCGGCTGCCAGTGGTGTACTGGTCGCCTTAGTGATTACGAGGTCATACGAGCCTCCTGTATTGTCCACAATCGAAGCAATCGCAGGGGTAGTCAGGTAGTTGTGCGAAGCGATAATAAAGTCGGTTGCAACCAATCCAGCCCTGCCAGTTCCGGCACGGTCGGTTACCATTACAACGACCTTAGTTGAAGCCCATGGAGTAGTCACCCACATATTTAACCCGGCGGGCGTGGCTGCGATCAAGTCTTCGTAATCAAACTGAGGATCAACCAAAGCGGCATCTTCGAAGTCGTCCGCATCCAGGTGATAGATTCTGACCGGGAAATTGTTTCCGATGTCAGAAGGTAGCGGAATGCCTTTTCCGCCGGCATACAAACGTGCAGGAAATGGAGTGAAAACTCCGGTATATTTGTTCCTTTTTACCAGGAAATTACCATCTTCCAGGTAGTAAACTATACCATACTGCCCGCCTTTTAAGTTGCGAAGCATTTCATTATAGTCGCAAAGGTTAGAATCAACATAGAAAAGTCCTTTCGGTGCGGGCCTTGTGCCTTCGTACGTCTGACCTTTCTGCGTTGTCGTAGTCGCTGAATCTTCGGTAGTGACCTCATACGAAGTCAGGCCACGAAGCGGGTACATGGTAAGCGCAGTATCAACCGCCGCCTTCCATGTAGCGTAGGAATGTATGGCAGACAGGCCACCAAATGAAAAGGATTTTGTGGTAATAATTACCCCTTTCACCGGTGCCATCGGAACCTTACAATCTACTGAGCCGTTAGGCAAATAAGCTACACATGACATATTAACAAGTTTTTAATATTTTTACTCTTAAGTTTTCCAATTCAATTGCATCAATGTAGTCGTTAAAAATGTTTGCAACATTCCCGTATATTCCTGATTTACCCCAGTACAAGCGATCATATTTAACGTGATCGAAATGTGTGTTCTGAATGTAATTACTCCCTGCAAGTTCCTTTAAAAACAACTCATATAAGGGATAAAGCATCGGCGTGAATGAATAAGTATACCGCTGCGAAGCCTCATATTCAGGGCGGGTATCGGTTACAATCACCACGTTTAATTCAGCTCCCCATTCGTGAGCCTCTTTAAATGTTTCCTTAAAGTCCTGAAATAAGCAGACCATCGGAAATACCTCCCGGTTGTAATTCTCATTTTGCACCTTTTGCCGGATCATGTTTGTGATCTCTAAAGGGTGCCCGTAATGGTAATTGATAATCAGGGCAGCACCTGTGATAGTTGTTATTGCAGTCGGTAAAGAAGGGAAGTCAGCTTCAAAGGCTGACCACTGAGTGACAGAAGTAACAGAACCGTAATAAACAATCCCATCACTTCCGGTTACTCTGATCTTTTCACCAACAAACACCCGGCGCAATATACCCCGGTCGGTAGTGTTGAAGCGTACCCCTCCACGACTGACTGTGTAAGTCAGTGAGGAAATTGTAGGCTTCATCGCTGCGACTACATAACCGATTATATCAACTACCGGAGTCATATCCCGAACATATTTACAGGTTTGTATTCGTTGAATAACCATTCAGGATAAGTATCTGAATAGTGATTCATGAAATTATACAGGGAAGCGGCGTAAATATCCTGACAAGGGTATCCGATTAATTCGAGCATCTTCACAGAAGCCCGTTGGATTAATACCCCCGGCCCGACATTCACGCCGTTTTCGATGTTGCTTGCACTCGTGCCCGTGTTCTGAAAGTTAACAGAATGATTCTTCACGTATTCGATGTACGTAAAATAAGATAGAATGCTGACTTTTTCGCTGTTAATTAACCCGTTCCATTTGACCGTATAAGTACCTTCAGTGTATTCTTTTCCCTCTACTATGTCCTTGATCCTTTGCGGTGAGGTGCTGGAATCGTAAGCCAGTACTAATTTCGCTAAATCATATCCAAGTATCTGAATAAGAATGTCCCTTTCATAACGAGTCAGGGAGGCTGAAATGTCGTTATACGTTCCAGGATGCAGGAAGCAATCACGTACGAAATATGACGAATCTATCAGGCTCATTTACGTTTCTTTCTTTCAGGTTTTTTGGGTTGCACTTCTTCAGGTAAAGCAACCACGCCACGAGGAATCAGAAGTTTAGCATCTTGCGGCCTTACTTCAATCTCTTCGCCAATGGCGTAGTTCAGATACCGTTTTTTAACGACTACTTTCATTACGGGATACCTCTGTAAAGTTTGAACTCCTGATTATCAATAGTGGTTGTCCCGGTTCCAGTGCCCGTAAGTGTCCATTTAAACTCACGGTAACCGACCTCAGTGGTTGAACTCATTATAATAGTCGTGTCTGCTGTCGTGCCTTTCCAGTTCACCGTTGAGCCTATCTGCGTCCATGTGCTTGTCTGTGCCGACTTTCGGCCATATAAAGCTACTGCAACATTGGTATGGTTGCCGGAAGCGCTGTCAAGCTGTACGATATAATCGGAAGCGCACATTTGATGTTGAGGTGCAATCAAAGTAAACGTCCTGGCAGTTGTACCAGTCAAGGTGTAATTAGTGGCGTAATTTGCATACGTCTTATCTTCTGCCCAGTTTGGAAGCGTTACTGTCTGTGCTTCGGAAATCGCAAAAGCGAACATCAAAGCGATAACAAAGATTATTCTCTTCATTTGATTAAGCATTTGAAACTGTTAATGCAGCCTTTACGGTCGCAATGTCGCAAGTACACCATGAGTTTGTTGAAACGGTCGGAAGTTGTGTCAGCGAAAAAACCTCTCCAACAATCGTTTCTTCGTTCTCAATGAACTGGTTTCCGTATACACCCCTTCTAAGGATGAACGGTGAATGTTGCTCTTTTACCGTCATTGTGCTACCAACAATAATCGAATCGCTGGAAATGACAGTCGAGATAAACGGGGTCAAGCCATGGAAGGCCACTGCATCGGGGAGATAAACAATGTCGCCGTTTTTGTTGGTTGCAATCCTTGCAAGGGCTGCATTACCTGGGGACATGATCACGATGTTAGGCTCATAATTGTTGTTCTCAATCCACAACTTACCAGCCTGAATGACCTGAGAAACGCCCGGAGAAACAAAAGTACCGTCCAGTTCAGAGGTAGTATAAGCCGGTGCATAGGCAACAATTAAAGCCTGAATAGCTGCGTTCCATGCGCGGATAACCTGCTGCTCAAACATATCAATGATCTGCAATAACAGCTGGTCGAAGTCCATTGTAAGTTCTTCGGTGAACTCAATACGTCCGGCATATTTAGCCCTGTTTGTATATTTCCAAACGAAGAGCTTATCAGCAAGGTTCTTTGTTGATCCTTCTGTTACTACTCCAGTCGCATCTGTTGACTCTGTCGTTTGTTCTTTCCACTTCAAAACTGAAGGCACTTTAGCGACCTGACGGCCTCCGATAGCATCCACGATGAAGTTTTTAGGATACTGGATAACCATAACTTCCAGGTCATCCATTACGTTCGGGTTGTTAAAGGCAGTTGCACCGGTTAACACAGTTGATGTGGTCATCAGGGCAGCGGCTCCACGCTTTGCCTTGAATTCGATCTCCCAGTAACCATCGTTACCTTTCTTAGAACGGGCTGCAATAATCTCCTCCCTCTTTTCCTCCAGCATTGCACGGAGTTTGTACTTGTCTTCAGCGGTAAATTCCCTTTTGATTTTCTTCTCCAGGTTATCTACCGAGGTAGCAAGCGAGCGGATAATGTCAGATGCTGTCTTTCCTTCTTCGAACGTGCCAAGCTGTTTAATAGCTTCGTCAAGTTCTTTTTTGCGGGTAACTGAATCGGCCTGAAATGCCTGCTCGACGGCTTCACCGATCGTCCCCAGGAAAGCCAGTTCTTCAGTGGTCGGGTCTTTTTTCATCGACCTTTTCACAATGTCTAAAAACTGTTCTTTCTTCATTGTTAAAACTTTTTAATTAAATTATTGAGTGAATTATCGGTTGTTTCAGGCTCTTTAGACCTTTCGATCTGCTCCTTTAAAGCCCTCTTAACTTCGATTTGTGCTGAAATATCCTGTGGCACCGGCGCAAATGAAATGCTTTCCGGCTCCCAAAAATCAGCGTAATATACAGGCACTTCGCCCTGTTTACGTTCAATTGTATAATTGATAATACTGCCTTCAATGCTGACAGTTTTTACAATTCCATTCTTAACATCTGCCCTCAATGCCTCGTCCGCCCTTGCTCCAAATTTCGCCCTTACAACTATTCCGGCATCTGTAAATTCATAACCTACCGTAATACCTAACTGATTTACAGCGGATAAGTCCCAGGGATGGTTATCGAACAAAGGTAGGCCGGAATCCATACGGGCCACGTTGATATTATTTTGCCCGGTTCTTAGAACCTGGTAAAAATACTCGTCATTCTCCCAGGAATAGCGAAGCTGCTTGTTTTCGGACGGGATCGCCACGGCTTCGAAATCATAGTCCGAACCTTCAGCAACCGGGCTAATCTTCGCCCTGCATACTTCCCGTTCCTGATGTTTTTTATCTTTAGTTTCCATAATTTATAACTATTTCATTAACTGCCAATGTTATATCAGTTTCCGGTGAAAGTGTTTTAATTTTTTCAAGGTTGTTTAATTTCTTCAGTATCAAATCTTGTTTTGCATCTTCATTTTCAGTCAAAGCGGATACCCCTGTTTTGTCAAACATGACCTTTGCATTGGTCATTCCGAATAGTTTAGTAAGGTTGCTGCAAACGGTTTCAGCCATTGATAACAGGCCATTTTCCCAAACAGTCACCTCCGCTGTTTGCTGATTTGAAAACGTGCTTTGATCCTTACGAGGCACCAACACGGGCGGTATCTGGAAGATAGAAGCTATTTTAATTGAGTCCTCCAATGTTTCTTCAAACGGCATTAACTCTGATATTGTCGCCAAAGTCTTCACAAATTCAATAGGCACCCCGGAAATACCCCATATGTTTTTTCTACCTGTTACGCCGTTCCGGTCGTTAATATCCTTTAGAATCTTATTGCGGTCGTCACCCGTAAGAATCATTTCTTCGTAGCTTTCAGCCTTGACGGCTTTCTTTGCAAGGTAGCCGGCGGCACCGTTATTGGCATAAACATTATACCTTGCTGAATAAACTGACAATAAAGTATCTATTGACTTATTGGCTCCAAATAAAGGCGACTTCGAAAGCACTAAGGAATTGGCCTTTTTCCTGGTTGAATAGCTGTGAATCTGTATGTTATTTACAGGTAAGTCATTGGTTTTTATCCTGTTTTCATCATATTTAACTGACTTAATCAACTCATTCCAGCCTTTTATATTAAGCATTGAAAGGTTGCTATACTCCTGCAAGGTCACCATATTAGGCTGCAATACGTCCCAACGTTCAATCGTGGAGGGTGCAATAGTCTGGTATATGCTGGGAATAGTCAGGTAATTGATAGCGTTACCGTCCGACAAAAGAGAAAAGACATACTGATAAACAAGATCGGAAAAGGAATAAAGCGGGTTAATACCGTCACTGATTAGTCGTGATAGTTCAGTACTTTGGATTTCCTTTCCTGACTTATTGGCAATGAAAAAGCGGAGTTTTGAAATTCTGTCAGCATAAAAGTCAACCGGGAAAAAGATTTCAGCTACTGAATTAGCAAGGATAAAAGCGTTTTGATCTGTGAGTTTTTCGGGAATAACTATGTTGCCAATCGCTTGTATATCGTAGTCGGAATTGTAGTCATAGACCTCGGTTCCACGTGTACCAAACCAATACTTAATGTTATCCCAAACAGACATCCGGTATGTTTAAGCCTGCAAATATAAATCATAAATTGACATTTGTCAATAGAAAAATGATTTATGTTAAAAAATAATTGATTTTTGTCAACCTTGCAGCCTGATTTCATGCATTGTCGAGTATAGAAAAGCATCCCAAAAGTGATCGAAGTCGTCCACTGGCTCGTCCAACGTGAAGCCACGAACAACCCTGTAACGGTAATTCTCCTGCTCTCGTCTTACATCGGTATCGGTTACCAGGTGGATCTTAAACCGCTTAATGTTACCAATCATAGGCATCTTGTAGTTAGGTGCTTTCTTGACTAACAAGGCCCGGAAACCTAACTTTCTCAAATCCGCTACAAAGACAGGATCGGCGCTGTCACACCATACATGAGCATCCGGCGGCAGGCACTGTCTTAAGCTGGGCATCATGGCTTGAGCGTTCTCGAACGGCATATAAAATCGCTTCTTTGCGTAGATGTTATTCCCGTGTATCCTTGTCTGTACCAGGCAAGCCGGGGAGTTGGTATATCCAAAGTCCAATCCCCATGTTTCCTTTTCAAATTCATCAGGTAGGTCAGGTATCCAGGTAACTAAAGGATAGATTAAACCTTCAGGGCTACACCGCTTACCCAGGGCATAGACGTTATAACGGTAGTCGTCTGCGGTTCCGTTAGCTACATTTACCGGGTTGTTTGGGTCAGCACCAAGTAACTTCTTTTTTTCAACTACACTAATATGCGGATTATCAAACATAGTCGAATGAAGGTAACCAACATCAGGCCTGTTTAGGATGCTGTTAAATACCCAGTGATCGGAAAATTTAGGGTTCCAATCAGCCATCCAGAAGCGTTGCGTTCTTTGTTCTGCAGAATCAAATATATCTTTATCAATATCAAGTAACTCGTTATACCATGTTATATCGCCGCTTAAACCTTCAAACTTACTTACTTTGTCGGCTCCGATCAGGTTAATTTTATTGCCAAATATCCAAAACGTACCCACTTCTTTAGCATTTTGAAAAGGATTATCAATACCAAATTGAGGGAGTATTTTATTAAAGTCGTTGTAAAGTGTTGTTTTGTGAGAGTTATATGTTTCCCTGATAATGTTGCAGGTAAATCTGGTTGACGGTGTAGACTTTGCTGCAAGGTATATAAGAAAGTGAATGATCGACCAGCTTTTACCCGAACGGCTTCCACCTTCTAAACAGGCCCCCACCTTCAAATCAACGCCTTCATTGTAGCATTTGACCAAATACTTAAGATTCGGGTTGAATACTTTCATCGGTCACCCCCTCAAATGCTTTCAGGATTGAATCGGTTATTTCTGTCTTTACTTCGGCCCTGATTTCTGACCGCTGCAGTTTTGGCACGTCAAATTCGATCAACTTTTCAAAGCGGGTCATAAACTCATTGCGGTTAGCTTCGCTGTTTGATCGTGCTTTTGCGATAAGCAATTCAGCGTAAATGGGTGCGGTTAGCTTCAAAAGGTCTGCAATGACTTCTTTGGTTTCCCGGGTTACTTTGTTTTCGCTTCCAGGCTGCCTTCCGCCTGTTTTCGGTATGCCTTTCGGTCGCCCTTTCATTTTCTATACAAATCTGTTATAGATATAACTACTTTTTTAGTTCTGCAAAGATAAATCATTTTCGGTCATTTGTCAAGTACTTTTTAATTAACAGGTATATTCATAGCTGCCATAAATGCAATACCCTTAGTTATATCAACATTATTTTGTTGTTCTCTTATAATATACCCATAAGGCTTATTTATTGATTCCTTCCAAATTGGCGAATTTGTTGAATTAAAATACTCTTCTTTAATCCATCTCTTTTTCCCGAAGTTGTCTTCAATAACAAGCGACCCCTTACGTGATATTCCAATCACTCTAAAATAGTCTACTTCACGAATCTTTAAATCGTTTTCATGTGTCTGGAATGTGACTTTCCATATTTTAAATACTCGATTAGTCTCTTTCATTTGTCAAGGTGTTTTGTTTCAAAGTCTTCATCCCTGATCCCGGCCCGTAAATGTGCAAAGGTCATATCCCGGTCTAATCGGTTGTTGTAACCTTCGCTTGACCGTGCGATAATATTCCCGTTTGAGTGCCTTATACGCCAA